TATTTCCTTGTGTTCCAGTCGCTCCTGTTAGGCCCACTCCGCCAGTTGTTCCAGTCGCACCAGCAAGTCCCGTAGCCCCTGTCTCGCCACCACTACCTGCCGGTCCTGTAGCTCCTGTCGCTCCTGAAATGCCGTTGGTGCCAGCTGTGCCAGTTGCCCCCGTAGAGCCAGCAGAGCCTGTTGTGCCTGTGAGTCCAGTAGCCCCGCTAGCACCATCTGGTCCAATAGGGCCTGTAGCGCCTGTGTCGCCGCCCCCTGGTCCTGTAGCCCCTGCGATACCTGTTGCTCCTGTAGCACCAGCTTCTCCGCCACCGGGTCCTGTTGCACCTGCGAGTCCTGTTGCACCTGTAGCTCCTTCTGGTCCTGTTGAACCTGCTGCTCCTGCTGTGCCGATTCCAGTGGCACCAGTAGCCCCTCCTGCACCCACTTCGCCACCTGGTCCTGTTGCACCCGTCGAGCCCGCCAATCCATTAGAGCCTTGAATACCCGTAGCACCTGTAGCCCCCGATAAGCCTGACGGACCTGTTGCGCCTGTAGAGCCAGATAATCCTGATGGACCGGTAGCTCCTGTTGCACCCGTCAAGCCCGCTCCGGTTGCTCCCGTAGCACCTTGACCGCCAGCATAGACGTTTCCAGCTATCTGCGACCAATTTCCAGTGGTAGCATTATAAATATAGAAAGCAGACTGACCGCCTATTAGTGTTAGGTCAGTCTGATTTATGTTGAAGAATCTATTACCAGCAGAAGATGATGTGCTCTGGTGCTTTATGATTGTGGGACGGTAAGGGTCGCCCCAAGCATTCGAGCAGCTAATAAGTATAGCGTTGCCGGAATTACTACCAGCAGCGTTGTTAATGCCGGTGAGATAAAGAGTGCTTCCTGTCGCTCCACCTTCAAGTGTCTTCAACACGGCCATCTTGCCGGTAATCGGCCAGTTGTCGCATTGAGTGGAACCGACAGCACCAATAGAAGTATTGAGCGTGTATGGCCCCGTCGCACCTGTCGCACCGTCATATGGACCAGTGGCACCTGCTAAACCTGTTGCTCCTGTTTGTCCAGCTGGTCCTGTCGCTCCATCAACGCCAATATAGCCTGATGCACCTGTTGGACCCGTAGCACCTTCTGGACCGAATACTGTGCGTGTTTGCAGCATTAGAACTTCACCTTGCAAAGTTGAGTTCTGAATGGAGGCTGTTGAGCCTGGATTCTCTTATTTAGATTTTCAGCCAGGTTCTCTAGCCTATCTATCGTCTGCATCACGCTATTTCTACGACCCGTCCAATAATTCAGATAAGATGAATAGCCCCAGGTCTCTGAACCGTCGAGACCTGCTACAGTTCTATCAACGATAGGTATATTCAGCCAATCAGCTTCTTTGAGAGCAAGAGCAGCATCAACGGTAGCGAGATTATCAAGTTCTGTGAGGATAGCTGCTTCACATTTGGCGAGTGCTGCTTTTGCTTGGTCGTTGCGTGCCATCATTAATTCCTTTTACAACAAGAGCCGGGCCGGTTGCCCGGTCCGGCTCCGTCGCTCTCGACAAAGAGATTTGCAGCCTTGTGGCTTAAACGTTGCCGCCGAAGTAAGAGTAGCGGGGCTCTTCGACCACGAAGTTGTCAATCAGCAACCCGTCGCCCTTCCAGACGATGCGTTGGAGAATGTCGTCGCCAGTCAGGGGCAGCGTTCGGGTTGTGAGGGCCTGCATATTCTCGTGGCGGATAACTTGCTTGTCGCCGAGGAAAATCCACGCCTTGGCAGCGTCGGCAGCACTCTTGGCGGCGATGGCCGAACCATCGTAGTTGGTGCCAGCAGAGGTCAGCACGTCGTGGCCGTAGTAGGTGAAATCTTCGACCTCAATCTTATAACCAGCCAAGATGAGGGCATTGGCGGATGTGGTCGGGTCGACCGAGGTCGCCAAACCGCTGGCCGCACGCCACGCTTGCAGCTGATGGATGATTTGGGCCGTTTCCATCACCTTGGTCGGATGGACAAACACGCGGAGCGTCTTGTCGAAGCCGAGCCGCCAGTTGGGATTGATGGGGTGCTTGTTCGCAGCCAATACGTTGTAAGCTGTGTTCAAGGTAGCCGCATCGCTCAACAGGCCGGTGCCGGAGTTGATGAAGTTCAAAATGCCCGTGCCCGCCGTCTTCTGGTAGGTGTTGGCATTCGGCGTATTATCGGTCTTGTTGTTGACGCAGTAGGTGTTCGTTCGCCCGAACAGCAATTCCAGAGCGCGTCTGTTTTGCTGCCGTTTGAGTTCATAACCGACTGACGCACCCAAGTTCTGCAACTCGGAGGTGGCTCCATTGACGTCAGAGAGAATGCTCTCCAAAGTCATCTGGAAGCCGCACTGCCGCGTTTCCATTTGCTGGGTCCAGAGCCAGAATGGAGCTGCACCAATCATAGGTGCCTTCTGGGTCTCTTTGAGGGCCGTGTTCATCGTGTCGCCAACGACCATTCCGGCGAGCGGAATCTTGTGGCCACCATAAACGGTTGCCGTGGTCTCATTGACGAACTTGGGGAAAATCATATCCAACAGCTGCCACCCTACCTTCACTTGGGCTCCAAAGAGACCAGCGGTGAGGGCGGTGAAAGTGTTGATGGGGCTCATATCGCTGGCGGTGATGATGCCGCCAGTTTCCTGAACCGCTTGGAAAGCGTGCGGATGGCGGGCAAAATGACTTGCCAGCTGGCTCTCGAAGCTGGACCCAAGCAGGTCGCGTGCAATCTGCCGTGGGCTCGCATTCTGGATGACTGGAATGGCTTGCTCGTCAATCCGGAACGACTTCGACAAGTTATCCTCGCCGACCGTCTCTTGAATGCCGAACGCCTCGTTCTGCCGACCTTCGGAGAAGGCTTTAACTAGTTCTTTGACTTTCATCGTATGATAAATCCTTACCTTTAGGTCTGGGGACCAGTCGTGATGTGGCCACGGAATTCGACCAAAGCAGTCGTGTCAGCGGCTGCCTTCGGAGCAACCAACCGACCAATCGCCTTGGAATCAGTGGCGGTAGATTCGACCGTTCGAGCGAGCGGAATGTAGGCACCAGCTCCATCGCTCTCCGTGGCGACTGCCACAAGCGTGCCGATTGGCAAGAATGTAGCGTCGGTAATGTCCAACCGGACACGACCACGAGTGGCGATGGGCAACTTGTTGTCGGTGCGGGTATTCAAGGCGGCGATGTAGCCGTTTGAAATGCCCAAAAAGTAGGAACTGATGGCGGTTTGCAGGTTGCTGATGGTGTCAGCTGTTAGAGCCTGGACCGGATAGGCGTTGGTGAGGTCATCACCTTCTGTGCCACCAGGACCACCGAGGACAATGATGTCGCCGTGCTGATATTCGATTCCAGCTACCGATGGCACAACCACCACGTCCAAAGGACCGTCTTCGATGTTCTGAACGCCGGTGGGAGTATTGCTAATCGTGCTCATTTGCTATTTCCTTTATCTTGTTCTTCGCGAACAGTTCTACATCCATATTTGCTGGAACAACTCTTTCGATGAAAGTCGCTGTCCGGTTGGTGTAATGAAGTCGGGAGGAAGCGCTACCTTGATTTCAGGACCTTCACCTTCCTGAACCTCTTCCACCTTCGTCTCTTCAACAGGAGTGGATTCCTTGGATTCTTCCTTCACTGTCTCCTCGCAGTCCTCACCTTCCTCTTCCTTGAAGACGCCTAGATGCTCACCGAGAATTTGATGGATGCGGAGGAATTTCTTCTGGTCGCTACTCTCTTCTTCATCCTCAATTTCCATCAGGATACTCTCGATTTCGCTCATCAAGGCGCGTCTCTTGTGGTATTTCCCATCCTCATCAAGCTCCTCCTTTTGCGTCGATTCATCTATGATGGTCTCGACAAGAGAAGCTGTGGCGGGGCAAGATGTTAGGGCGATGCACTTGACACGGAGGATATTGCTGACAATCTCCGCACCGTCCTCGGGCTCACCAAACATCACGTCCATCTCTGGGGAGAATCCGCCGATAGGCAGCTTGTCATTGATGTTCTTGATGACGGATTCACAGACAGGATGGTGAGCCAAATAAACATCGCCGCGTATGCCGTCCTCATCATTCCAGGCTTCCTTTACGGTGCCCAGGAGTTCGGTATATGGGCGGCGATAATACTTTTTGCCGTCTTCCTCAATCGTATGGTCGACAAAGACGCTCTTGCCGACAAAATGAGGAGCGGCTTGCTTGCGAACGTCGTCCCGATACAAGCGATTGCGGTTGAGGGATTTGGTTCCCAAGAGGAGAGCGTTCTTTAGGATACGCCCCTCAACCTTGACACCCGGCTCGCCTGCAAATTCCTGAACTGCTGTTGCTAGCATTATTTCTTATCCTTTTTATCTTCAACGTGTTCGGGAAGCTTCTTGCCCTTTTGGGTGTGCTCTTCCCACTTCTTCGCCATTTCAGGATGATGGATATGCATCCAAGCCCGCTGTGCTTGTGATTTGAATGGCATTATTTCTCATCCTTCTTGGGAAAGTAGACGACAACCGTCTTCCCGTCGTGCGTTCTCTCCTGACGAATCAGGTTGCCCGCACGGTCGTAGAAATTCTGTATGCCCGTCTTGTAATAAGGACCATCAACGTGCATTTTCTTCCCTTTGTCGTTGGCCACCAGTTGTCTCTGGTGTAGGTTTGCCCTCCGCAGCAGCTTCCTCCTGCTCGGCGGCGATTTCGTCCGTCTCTATCTTCTCGTCCTCTTCCTTGGGGTCGAGTCCTTGCTCAATCTGAATAGTTTCTCTTGCCTTCACCTTCTGGGTGAGTCTCTCCGTATCCGTCTTGGCCTCTTCCAGCTTATTGCGAACAACAAGAGAAGGCCCTGTTATCTGGACATCCACTTTCTGCAATACAGCAGGATTGACGCCGTTCCGCTCTAATTCAAGCGGCAGAACAATGTCCATCACCTCTTTCCATAGCTGGCAATGAAGGCCCTGGTCTTCCTCTCGGGCTCTTGTGTAGCTATTCTCTTCGACCAGAGCGGATGCATAGGCAGCGCTGGCCGACTCGCCTGAAAGAGCATTTGGCGGAATCTGGTAGTGAGCGGCGATAGTGTTGAGGGTCTGGGAATAAATCATCTGCATAGCCGGGCCATCAGGCATAGCAGGAGCATCGACCCACTGGCTTGTCTTGCCTATATGAAGAATTCCACCAATTTCTGTATTGACGGCATTCAGCGTGTAGGAATTGCCATTGTTGTCGATGCGTTGAGAACTTGTTGTTCCTTGAATCTCTCCGAGCTGGTCCACCATTCGACTCAAATCATCATCGCTGGCCTGCTCGTGCTGGCATACGCCCGCTATGGCCGCTCTCACCTTCGCTCCTTCACGGAGAGCAGCACGCAGGACGGTGGCACCTATAAGCTCATCTGTGATAGCGAAAGCAGAGGAGACGCCTCTCTTGATGTTGGCGAAGGCGACCTGCTTAATATGAACCATCCTGTCAGCATTTACCACTTCTTCTGACGTATCTGGCCATACAATTTGGTAAGCTTCTGGAGTAGTGTAGTCAAGGCTTTTATTCTTGACTCCAAACGACCAATCCGTTCCTCTAGTGGAGGGCAATCCTCCGGCAACGGCTGGGTCTTCAAAGTTGGCAGCGTATTTCTCTGATGGTCGGATGAAGTCAGGTTCGACATAAACGACTCTGGTAGGCTTCCGTCTGGACGCCGGAATATCTCGTTTATCTTCGATGACTCTGATGAAGACTTCCCCGTGAATTTCATAGCGGCGGTGTCCTTCCTTGGTCATCGAGCATAACTTATTGACCTTGCAGAATTCCTTTACAATGTCATTCAGTTCTGCCAGCTTCTCATCCGAGACCTTCTTGCCTTTCTTGGCTACGATTTCAATTGTGAGACCCTCACGTCCGAATATCATAGCCTGAATAATTCTGACGGCAGTGCGGAAATGACTGCATTCTTCATAGAGCGTCTTGGAGACGAATCTGATGAAGTCCATTTGCTGAATAGTTCTGACAACAGCGGATTTATAAACCATCCGCTCTCTAATCATTCCAGGAATAGCAAGCAGCTCTCGATACGGGTCAAGCAAAGAACTGACGGGAGTGAGACCAATCCCGTTGTTAAGCAAGCCTAGGACTGATTCCTGAACAGGAGCACCGCCTAGGGGATTCCTCTGCTTCACTTCCAGCTGGCGGCGGAGAGTGGCTATTTCTGCCTGCTCATTAATGACGGCAAGCTGGTTGGCTAACTTCTGTTTCTCTGATTTGCGGAAGAATGGTATTTTCATCGTTTTCAACCACCGCTTGCTATTTTTACTGCCATTCTCACACCCATACTGACCGCATCCGGACCGTCGTCGTGGTCTCTTCCGTGGGGCGAGAAGTTCCTGAATTGGGATATAAGCAGTTTGTAATGTCCTGCTCTCCTTATCTTTAATTTACGATTCACTAGGAGGCGGCTCAAATCCCTTCTCAATCTTTCTGACTTATCTCCGAGACCCTTGGAAGGTAGGTTCCATATCTTGTTGGCCAGGTCGAGACGGTTCTTTTGTATCAGCTTGCGGCCTATCATCTCCGCGATGCTGCCACCGTCCATATCTGACTCAATAGCCGCTCCATCGTGCTGGTGCGATTCCATCCAAGTAATGAACCTGTCTTCAAGTTGAGGGCCTGGAAGCCTAACTAAAGTGCAATCATCGACCCACACTACACCGCTCTCATCTATGAGAATATGAACAAGCGCGGCAAAATCTCCCTTCTTGGAGTTCTTACCTTTAGACGGGTCAAGTGCTACTGTCCTTAACTTTATCTTGGTTCCGGCAGGAATCTCATCATACTCGATTCCATTAAATAATTCCCCCGCCCATTCCAAACCGGCAGGAGATGTGAGCGGGTCGCCTTGATAGAGACATTGAAAGAGGTAATCGTTGCCTGCGAGCTCATAGTCTTTCTGTGTATCTTCCAGCTTCGCCTTTGGCCATTCCGAGGGCCACAGCGGCTCACCGTCATTGAGAGCCTTATAAGTCTTGAAAGCCCAACGCTTTGAAGCGGGAAGGTCTCCGAGGGCACTATGGTCCTTTAAGCGGCCCATTATGTCATCAGGGTGGCGGCGGGCCATTACTGCCGCTATCTTACCTGTCGGGGTGAGTCGGTTGATTAAATCAGAATAAAACCAACGCCATATCTTATCTCTCTGTAATTCACTATCAAGCTCTTCCTGTTTCTTCTGAATATCATCGACCAGGATAAAATCAAATCCAAATCCGCTTATAGGATTTCCTGCGGTGTAGCAGGCTAATCCTCCCCCCGCTGTCAGCTTGAAGTTGGTTTTTCCCTGCGTATCCTTTGCAAGCTTAACTCCTCTAAACTGCATTCCATAATCGTTTATAGTCTGTCGAATCTTATAACCAAACTCGTCTGCCAGATTAGCGTGGCTCACATATGCAACTCTCTTCTCGGGATGGTTCATTAGATAAGCACTAATTCCCATCCAAGACCAGAAATAAGTCTTACCGTGCCTGACAGGTGCAACAAGAGCTAGCCTATCAAACCGATTCCTATATAGCAGGTCATCATACAGGCTCTGGAATTCTAGTATGAAAGGCGGAGTCTGATAATCAAGAATAATCCTTCGGCCAAGTTCTATTGGCGTAAGTCTCATTCCACCGGCACTTCTGTTGGAATTTCAGCAGGTTTAGGGCCGTCATAGAGTGGCGGAGTGCTTACTTGATATTGCACAGGGGCATTAAATCCGAACATACAATTGAGCACTTTAGAGATAGCTGCTTTATCCTTCGGACTAGCCTGTCCTAAAGCACCTACAAGGTTCTCCGTAATTAGCGCCTTTAGGCGCTCTAATTCCTCTGGCTTACACCTGCTCTGCATTAATGTTTTGGCGTCCGCTACATATTTCCTCGCTTGGCCAAGACCCACATTATAATGCTTTGCAGCCCACCTCACAACTTGATACTGGGAGTGTTTAGTTAGCATTTCTGCTATCTTTTCAAGCCGCTCTAGCCTGTTTTGCGGGGCACTCATTTTTATCTCCTTGTCTGTAATAATCATCTCCTAAACATTTTTGCACTCTCAATAGCCAGCAAAATTCTCACAAGTTCTATATAGCAGGAGCGGTGTGGTGCTTCCTTATGCAGAGCGGCTAGAACAGCCCTATCAAAATCAGCCGTCTCCTCTACAAGTTTCAAGAGTTTAGCATCTCCGTCAGGAGTTCGCGGGATTTTCTGAATCTTATCAACAGAGAGGGCAGGACTTACAGGCTTGAAGGGATAAGCACTTTTACCTTTAGGAGGCGTATGGTGGTAGTAAGACCGGCAAGATGCACATACGCCACTTACTCCATCCTTGGACTTGGGATTCTTATTATAGTCAGAGTAAGGCTTCCTATACCCGCAAGTTCTACACAGTTTAGTCTTTTCAGCCTTCACTTCCATCCTTCACCTCCCTAATCTTGCTACCAGGAGTATGTTTAACATTGGCAGGGCTGTGTGGGACCGGGCGAAGCCCGCAGCCCGCAGAGCCCTGGCACGGACGCCAAGCGAAGCGAAGGCGGCCCGTGCCTGCCTGTTTAGCTTGTTTAGCCTGTGTTTATCTCGAACTACTCTGGGTTTAACACGAAGTACATCTTGCGCTAGCAAGATGTACAAGTGGAAAAGCCAGAGTTTTAGTGTACGGTACGTCCTGTTTAGTGTACTTCCTGTTAAATAGCCTGAAAGGTTCAACCTGTTTCTCCTTTTACTCCACCTCATCTAAACCACCCAGCAGTGGTGGGAGAAGCCTGTAGCGGGCAGTCAAACGCCTATTGTGGTCCTTACTCCACCTTGGTTTCTCCCAGTAAATCTGTTCAGCCTTCAAGAGTCTCTTTAGGGACCTGCAAACAGTCGCGTGCCCTAATTCCGTCTTCTTTGCAATTGATACGATGGATATGGCAGCATACATTGTGCCGCGTTCGGCTATTGCTTGCTTGATACAGTTATAGACCTTATGGTCTGAAAGAGTCAAGATAATCCCTACCTATAAAATGAGCCCAGCGGAGTTGCGAAGACCGCTGGGCTCGCGTTCGGTAGGGACCGAAACTATGCACACATATAATACTGAATTGATTCATACTTGGTCCCTACCACCGGTCTTCGCTCCGGTCAGCCGCCCGCCGCTCTCATGTATTCTAACTTTGCTCCGCTAACTTGGCTAATTTCTCTGCTCTAGCCTTCGCTCGCTCCTCCTTCATCCTCTCATTCCTGCGCGTCAGGATTGCTCTCCATTTTTCAGGATTATTAGCACGCCATC